CTGCTTTTACCTTAGGAAGATTACCAACATCAATGTAAAAAATACGACGCTCTGGAGCACGGGACAATCTATAGATAACCAGTGAGTCCTCAATCATTCTTAGCTGGTTGAGTGACTTGATTGCTTTATGTAAAAAGCTGATTACAATTTTTTTATTTGTATCTTTTAATCCAGAATCCGAATTAGCAACAGAATCCACAGCCATCTTGATACCTTGGCTGTTTGCATAATTAAAAGATCCTGTAGTATTTGGTACACCAGCTACACCAAATCCTTGTGGATTGTAAATGTAATATTCAATATAATCGCCCCAATCAAATTCTAAACCAGAACCTTTTTGTAAATGCTTTTCTGCTTCGTCCTTGTTAATTTTTTGACGTACTTTTTTAATCTTTAGGGGATCAATATATCTAAGTTCTAAAATGCCTTTCTTTGGATTATCTAAATCAACAACTTTATGATAATACATGCGACCATCAATATACCAATTACGAATAATTTGGTGGGCATTTTTATCAAATTTTAACATCCTTAAGATGTTATTAAATTCTTGTCTAATTTTAGTTTTAATATTTTGACCAATATCTAAATTGGATAGCTCAATTTCTATAGGAGAATCGTCAGCGTCTGATACTACAAATTCGTTTACAATTTCATCAATAGCCGAATCACATTCTGGGTGCAACGCCATACTACGATAACGTTGAATAAGCTCATACTCATTTCTGGATACGCCCTCAACATCAACATACGTGCCAAAATAGCCACCTGCTACAGTGGCTACGGCATCATCTTGATTAGGAGGAATTGGGGACTGACCTTTCAATCCCTCCTTTTTGTTGATTTTAAATCCAAACAGTTGACTCATATTAAATTATTTAATTCGATACTCTATTTAGTTATCAAACGTCAGCGTTAACTTGACGAGTTGTTACTCCAGCTCTTGGAGAAGATACTGGTTCTGATGTCCAATATGAGTATTGGAATTCAACTGAGAACTCTTCAATTTGATCATTGCTATCATAGCCAAGATCAATTTGAGAAATATTGGTAGGGAATGCATACCAAAGTTTGTAAGTTCTTAAAATATTTGAAGAATCTGGAGTAGAACCTTTCTCTAATTGGTGAACAAACATGTGAGCAGTATAGCCACTTGCGTCACCAGATAGTGGAGTTAATAGATCAGCAGTATTACCAGCATGACCATTAATAGCTTCTGACCATTGCTCCATCAAGGCACGAACTTTGAAGTCCTTATCATTAATAAATGTTGGGCTCCAGGTGTCGAAAGTTCTATCGCCAGCAATCTTTACTGTTCTTCCACGGAAAGGAACTTCAATAACACCTAGATTAGATGCAGGAAGAGCTGCTGATTTGCACATAATATTGACAAGCTCTTTGTCTTGCTCAGATGTTACGGTTGCAGTGCCATCTCCACCAGCGCCAATGGCGCCAGTTGGAAATACAATATCGACCACGAACATATTAGGCTTTACGCCTTGTCCTACCTTATTAATAAAATCGTTGATTTTACTTGTGTATACTTTTGCCATTTTAGTTTACCTCGTTGTTGTTTTATAAATTAACGACCAACTACTTCGTTAAAAGATACTCCAGTCTTGGTTGCAGTGAATGTAACCGTGATATAGTTGATGGAGCGGGTTGGTTTGATGTAAATTTCAGCAACGAATTCATTTCGGTCAATAACATCAGGAGTATTGTTTGATTCATTACAAACCACAAGGAAATCTGTAACGCCTCTTCTTGCTTGAACTTCGTTCAAGTAAGCATTAACGGCGCTTGAGAATGAAGATCTAGTAGCTTCATCGTTCTGTTCAAATAGAACTTGCTTGGAAAGATCGCCTACTCTTTTTTCGATGTTTAAGAATAAACGACGAACGTTAATTCTATCGAAAGCACTTGGAGAAGCAAGAGCAGTCTTATCACCAAACAGAGTTACACCAGAGCCAGGGAAAGAAACAATAGGATTGATTCTTGCCTGATAAAGCTCATCTCTATCAGCTTTGTTTGGATTGTAAGCAAGTCTGACTGCATTGCGTAGAGAACCTCTATTTACTCCAGCTGGCGAATACCAATCGTCTAGAGTAGCAGAAGTAGATACACATAGTCCAGCTACGTCTCCATTACATGGGAGGTAGCGATACTTATCATTGAAACGATCATAGAAATACTTATAACCGCTATCAAAAATTGCGAATGAGGTTGAAGTTAAACCATTGAAGAAATTGATGGTATTAACTTTTTGCTGTGAAGAAGTTAAAGCACCATTGCTACCTACCTGATTTCCTTTGTGAGGAGATACGAAGGCGATGCAATCTTTTCTCGAAGCAGCAATAGAAATGACTTTGTTAGCTTTAGCTTTGGTATCATTTTCTAGTGTCATAGATCCACCCATAAGGATGAAATCTACATTGGTTTCTTCTGTATCTAAGAATAGATCAATAGCATCGCCATACTCTGCTGAGTTGTACTGATAATCATCAACACCACCATAGAGAGCATTGGAAGCTACTAGAGCTAAGGTAAATTTATCACCTGATTCCATTTCAGATGATTGTAATCCCCATGCATAATAGGCAGCTCCGTTGCCTACATTATATTGAGTTGAAGGATGAGCACCAGTAAAGATATATGATGATTGCTGATTAATTACGTTTCTGTAATAAGTGTCAGCACCTTCAGTGCTCTTGCCATCACCAAGTTTTGAAAGGTATGTAAACGTTTCAACAATATTATTTGCGGAACCAGAAATAATACCATTTAAATCAATAACGGCTACGTGTACTTCGTCCCATTCAATTCCTTTAGTTGAAGCATATTCTGAAGTTCCTGGACGAGGACCGATTGCGGATAACTTAATACCTGTTGTTTGGCCCATTCCATAAGTAATTTCTGTGTTGGTGTACCAATCAGAAACAGCAGTTGCAGTGATAGCAGCTGCTCCTGGTAAAACACTCCCTCCTTCTAAAACATCTCCAGAAGCAATTAATCCAGAACCGTTGGTTAAAAGAATAGATGCTACTAAAGTTTGAGCATCCCAAGAAACTACTTCTGCAGTTTTTCCGTTGGTAAATTCTAAAATAGTTTGCTGGGCAATAACATCGGGAGCAGCACTTAAAGTTACGTACTGATCTGCACCTCTATCAACTACAGCAACTAGAAGTGAATTGCCCCAAGTTCCTGCAGTTCTGGCAACAAAAGTTTCTGAAATAAAACCACCAGAAATCCAATCCTGGTCGTTCTTAACTAGATAACCACCATCGGTACTAGCATTTTCTACACCAGTAGATGTGCGAACTACAGCTAATCTACCACCATAGCTTAAAAACTCAGAAGCTACATACCAATCTTCGGCGTTAGCATCTGATGGCTTTCCAAAAATATTTACCAATTCTCTTTGTGAACTGATATTTGTGATTTGATTAATAGGTCCCTTTACGAAAGCACCAGCAATAGCGGCAGTGATCTGCTGAGCACCGACTATTACGACATTAGATAGGTCACGCTCTTTTAAAATAATTCCAGGCGAGACTTGACTTGCCATTTTATTCTCCTCTCGGTTTTATCCATTTAAATCTAAAATTATTTATGAAAATCAGTTGTTCCACATATACGATACATCTTCTTGTGTATCTCCATACCAAATACTACCGTCAGATACAAATCCTTCATCTCCCTCCAAGCCAGTAGTAATAAACCCAAATGGAGCCATATCTTGTTCAATTTGATTTTTTTGTTCTTCGTAGATTCTTTGGCGAACATCATTGTCCGTCATCTCTTTAAAATAATCTTGAACTGCCAACCAAGCAAAGATTACCAAACACATCACAAGGTCATCATGGAATCCATCGTCTGCTTCAAAGGATTGCTTTTTCTGAATAAATGTGGTAAGCTCATTAATAATTTCGTAATCCCTGAATAGCAATTTATCGTCTTCAATAATTTGCTTGAGGTTTTGACAACCAACTTTTTTAACAGTGATACTCATCTTGACTCCAAGTTGAGTTTTGTTTCCAGAGAAACCTTGGCCAACAATCTGTCCCGCTCTACCACGCATAGAACACATCAATACATTTGCATATTCAAGATCGTAGTTTAAAATAGATGCTACCTGATCACCAACGTCATTGACTTCACATAATACGTAAGCATTATTGTATGCTCTAGCTACATCATTAATGACATTAGGAAAAAGCATAGGTTTAATTTCATTGTTTCTGTATTTCGCTACTACTTTATATGGAACTGTAGTAATATCAAAAACAATAAACGCTGAATAGTCGCCACCAATACCTCTCGATACGTCGGCAGTCATAATATATTCTGCTTTTTGATTTGGTTCTTCGTAAACATCCAATCCTTTATTTGAACTTATTGGAGTATCAAATACTAAATTTCTTAATTTATTAGCAGAAATGAGAGTATCAACTGATCCTAAGAATTCGCACTCAAACTCCTGAGTGAACTGACGTTCAGAAGTATTCTTGATTGTTTCTTCTTTCCACTTCTCGTCACGACCAGGAACTTCAGACCAGTGAACCTCAGTCCAGATATAATTGTTTCTTTTGTTTTGTGCATCTACCCACAACTTATAGAAGTGGTTCATACCATATGGGGTAGAAATAATAATAACTTTAGTTCTTTGTCCAGATGAAATAGTAGGATATACAGACGAGAAGAAGTCGTCAGCAATATGGTTTGGAACGAAAGCAAATTCGTCCAAAAAGATAATATTGAATGACATCCCTCGCACAGCAGATGCTGATGTAGAAGCTGCCATGATCTTGGAACCATTTTCCAGTTCCATGGAACCTTTGTTCCACGAAAGAACACCTTGCTGCAACCACTTAGGAAGATTCTCGTATGCAGTCTGCAATCTTCCTAATAGGTCTCTAGCGGTAGAAGCTTTGTTTGCTAGAATGCCGATGTTGGAGCTATCATTAAACAAAGCATAGTGAAGCAGATAGGAAACCACAACTGTTGATTTCCCTGTCTGTCTTGGTAGTTTAGCAATGTTAAATCTATTTTCGTGAAACTTCTTCACTAACTCTTTTTGAAAGTCGTACATCCTAAAAGGAATCAAACCTTCGTCAACCTGAACAATTTTTACATAGTTCAATGCAAAGTATACGGGATCTTCCTTACACTTTAAGTATTCTTCAATTTCTTCTTTAGTCCAATCATGGGCAACGTTCGCTTTCTTTAAAAGCGGATTGCCCAAATAAATGTCATCAGCCATTCAAACTACGCTCAATATCTTTATCAATAGCATCCATATTATTTAATCTATTTTCCCAACCCTTTCCATCAGTGGTTCCTTTGCAGGGATTGATGCATGTAGCATCACCAAACTTGTCACAAACCAAAGAAGCAAGTTCTGATTCGTCACCTTTCTTGTTCGTGCCAGTCCAGAAGTGCTGATTGTCAATCCATTGAGCACCACACTTTGGGCATGTTTTGGTATTCATAGTTCTCACCTGTATAAGGTCAATATTATATTTAGAATACCATGTTTATGGTGTTACAATAGTTACCGAAGTTTTGTTAAGGAATGCTCACCCTTCGTGCTTGTTGTCCATGTATGACGCAACAGAATCCATATAATCAGCAGCAAGAGTTACCTTGGATTGAACCCAACCAGGAACCTGCATTGTGGGTGACTTAATAGACATTTTGAGACGATCACAACAATGTTTAATCTCTTCAATTTGATTCATGATCATTGCTCCTTCATCATCAAGTTCTCTGCCCATGGCAACATCAATGTGGTTTTCTGCCACCAATGATTCTTTTATTTCTTTATAAGTTTTTTTCTTTTTATATTCTGCTTTCATTTTCTTTTCCATTGCTAGTAAATGTTTGTAGTAATCTGGAAATTCATCTAAATGCTGTAGAGCAATTTCATAGGCAGCTTTGTGGTCAGTAACATGCTCACGCTCTACAGTAGAACCAACTTCAGCTTGACGTATAACATATTTGACAGAGACTCCATGTTTTCTGGCTATCTCTCTTTCTGTGGGAACTCTTTTTTTCATTACGAGAAATAACCAACTGGTGTAGCACGAACATCCGATCCAGTATCTACTTTTAATTTTTGTCCTGCTTTTTTGTGAAGCACAAGTTCTGTTCCTGGATTGGAATAAAAGGAACCAACTACTGTAGTTCCATCAGCTTCATAGAGGGTGATAGTTCTTCCAGCATTACCACCAGCATCGTGAACAAGTAAAACATCAGTAGCAGTTGTGCTGATTTCGTTTGGAGTAGTTGAAAGAGTTACAACAGTTCCGAGTAATTTAATTCTCATTGTTTTTTCCTTTTATTTGATATTTATTCTTCTGCCATGTTTTTGCCCATATCCTTGAGCATTTTCTGCAGGTCGGCGGTGCTACCAACAAACATTGTGTTGTTAACTGTGGTAGGTCCTTTACCTTTAATAGGAGCGTCAAGATCCTTCATCTTCTTCTGAAGATCAATTAATTTATCAGTCATGTCTGAGACCTGCTTCATAGCGTTCACAGCGACTTCAAATGCTCGGGGGTGCCCAGACTCCTGAGCAACCTCTAAGGCCCCTTGTACGGCCTCCTGGCCCTTCTCTATGAGGTCGTAGAGCTGACCCCTGGTATATTCGTAATCTTTTTCTGGATCTTCTTTTTTAACTGGGGCAGTTGGCTTTTCTTGTATAATTTCTGTTTCTTCTGATGTAACTTCAATGTCAAATATTTGTTCCATATTCTTTTCAAATTCGTTCATAGTAGATCAATCTCTCCATTAAATCCAAAGTCATCATCTGCTGTTAATAAAGCATCATCTAAAGCATTGATAACACCATCATCATTTTTATCTTCAAGTGCTTCTGGTGTGTAGGTAAATCTAGCATTACGTTTGTTTTGATCAAGATCACCAACAGTTTCGTAAATAATTGCCTTACGAATGATGTCAGCCTGATTGAAGGGACCGTAAATATATGACTTAGCAGTGAACTGAAAAGTCCAAATAATTTGTCTCCTACTTTTAAAATCACCATCCCACGAATCATCTAGATCAACACTATTCAATACAATAGCAACATCTTTCTTTTCATCCATCTCGGGAATAAAATTGATAGTGACGTTGAAATTTGGTTGGAAGTATGGTAAAATCTGTTCTACAATCTGTAGTCCATCATCTTGTGACTTTGCTAAAACGCCAAGCTCAAAGCTAATGTTATAAGGTACTGGAACATACTGAACTCTCACCTCGTTTCCATTATCAGAAATAATATTTTTGTATTTTTGTATAGGACTTACTTTACGTCCGCCATCATAATTAATACCAGTCATTTCAAAATAGATACGAGGAATCCTCATATACTCATAAGGAGCACCTGGAGTAGGATCGGGGTTCTCCTCAATTCTACGAACAAACTTATCCTTTGGACCATATCCAATAGGAACCTTTTGAACTTCAAGCATCTCCCCTGTCTGGGGATCTTTACGCTGAACTTCTAAATTATTGAAAAGAGTTCCGAATCCGACAACTGTTTTTTTAATTGCCTCGTTATAAAAATGTGTACCTAACATTAGAAGCTATCCATAAAATTACCATACTCACCGAAAGGATTACCCTCAGAAAAATCTAAAAGATCATCGGCAGTGTCTTCAATATATTTATTTTCTTCGTAATTGTTATTTGGGTCCTCTAATGTAGAGAATGATTCTACTGTCCACGAAGCATCACTATCTTCCCCAACAATATTTTCTTCTTCAACAAACGTTCCTGTCCTAGTAATAACAGTAAGTGTTCTTGTTTGGGAATTCCATTTTGAAACTTTTGCAGTAACGTCGGATACAGATCCAGTTACAATTTCCCCAACAATATAATTTTCTGTACCACTATCTTCCAGCATAACAATGTCAATAGCTGGAGATAGAATGCTTTCGATTAGATCAATATCAGCAACTCCAGTATCGATAGATTCATTGCCCATCTCATAAATTTCTGCAGTAATAGAATAGAATGGCAATTGACCAAACTGGAAAAATACTTCCTCTACTTGCACAAATTTAATTTCATACAAGTCTTTGGTCAATGGAAAGAATAATAGATCTCCTTCCAAAGGTCTGGCATCCAAACCAAATGCAGTACCTTCTTGTCTCCATCTCCGAGAAGAAACATTAAATCTAATTTCTTGTGTTATCTTAAGACCAAATTTACTAATAAATTCTGACTCACCAAATCCACTCACATTTTGCAATAGCATTTCAATTTGAAATTGCTCTTCAAATTTAGAGTAAATTAAATCATCTAAAGTATTATCTTTAAGAAGAGTTCTTGGTAGATAATAGATATCAGAACCGAACAGCTTAATCTGCTCGTCAACAAGATCCTGAACTAGGTCTTGTTCACCTTGATAACCATCGTAGTAGCTTGGAAAATAAGGACTGGTAGGCATCTTATCCGATCATATCCATTGGAGGTAGGGAGTAATCTGTAAATATTCTTGATTCCAGATCTTTGACTTCAGCATCGCCATCCTCCCAGATTTGACGACCATTTAATGTAATGCCACCAGGCAACTGAACATTGTTATATTTAATTAAATTCATTCCCCACTGGCGTTTCATCAAAGCAGTGACATAACGTTTGATAAAACTATCATTCCAGATTTGATTCCATTCTGCTGGGTTTAATGCTCTGTAGCATTCAATAACTAAATATCTACCTTCCTTAATTCTTGTTCTGTCAATATCAAGGTATAATCTATCTTGACGTTTGTTGAAACGGTATTGTACTAATCCACCAACGTTAACTACCATGTCAAGAGTTTCAAAATACTGCTTGATCATATAGTAATATGACATATCAAAGTTGCCAAAAGTATAACCAGATGAGAAAGAAAAAATATCAAGTAGGAAATACTGGTTACTCAATCCCCACATTTCATTCGAAGAAAGATTGGAAGTAACTCCAAATACTTTTTCAATACCAATTACATGATCAGGAACTTCTATGAAATTTTTTCTATTTTTCCATACAGATCCGTCTGGATCATCTGTAGAAGTAATCTCATCTGTCTCGGTAAATCTTAGTACATCTTCTTCAGTAAATTCATGCTTTAGATACATCTTTTCAATGCCATCATAATGATATTCTTGATAATACTGTATAGCAGTATCGATGATATCATCAACCTGAGAATCTGCAATATTGATTTGCAGCACAGGAGCACCCAACTGTCTCTTACAGTAGTCAATCAATTCCTGTCTTGATGATGGCTGTGCCATTTAATTAGATACAAAAAATCCCTTCTTGTATTTATCAAGAAGGGACTTGAGGTTATTCTGCTGAAGCTTCTTCTGCTTCTTCTGGAGGATTAAGAAGAGCTAGAGTTTCGAGACCACCTTGAAGTTTAAGGCGATACTCTTTTGCTTTTTCTAGATTTGCTTCGAGATCAATAATCTGCTTTTCGGCAGTAGCAAGTTGCTCTTCGAAGTTCTTTTTGAGTTGTTCAGTGTCCATAATCGTAATGTAAAATGATGTGACTGTATTATTTATTCTAATTCTATGGATTGTATTGTATCTTCAAATTCTTTAATTTTTGATACAGTTTCCATTATTTCGTCCCAAGATGGAGCTGGTCTTGGATCATTCCACTCAATAAAATTTGTGTTTGATAGACAAAATTGTGCTCCTGGTCTTAGTAAAGAAATGGCAGTATTAACACCTACCAATACATATGTTTTTTTCATAATACTAAATCAATTATTTAATGGTGAAATAAAATCTTGTTCATTCCATTTTTGAGTTTCTTCATCCCAAAAATAGACTTTGCCTTCTTTTTCTGGTCTTGGAACTGGAGCGACATAATAAAATAAATTTTCGTCAAATATCCAAGATTCGTATGGTTTTGGTGGAATAAAAGCATCTAATTTTTCATTATAAGTATAACCAACTCCAGCATAATTTTTTCTTATAGTTCCGTTGTATGAAGTTTTCACCCACCTAGTATCTTGTCCATACATATTTTTTAAAAATTGTTGTCCAATTTCTTCTACTTCAAAACCTTCTTCATTACAAGTATCAACATCAGAAACTACAACTACTTGTGTTACTGTGTTATTTTCATCTAATTGAGCAAAATGTGCCATTTTTAATTCTCCTTTATATTATGTAGATAAGTATCTAATTACAACTATTCCAGAACCACCATTACCACCTTTATTGTTGGAGTTGTAATGAGCGCTGCCACCACCACCGCCACCAGTGTTTGTGCCAGCATTTCCCCCTGGTTGGTTACTATTTGATGGCCCACCGTTAGATCCAGAATTTAATCCAGCCCCACCTATTCCAGGACTATTGCCAGCGCCACCACCGCCACCACCATTTCCACCAGATCCACCAGATCCTAAAGAATAAGCGGCTCCTCCGCCACCGCCGCCCCAATAATAACTAACGCCAGTTATTGAACTTTGTACTCCAATACCACCGTTTGCTTGGCTTGGGGAATTAGATCCAGCAGCGCCAGCACCACCACCACCGCCAGAATAATATTGTCCTCCGCCTTGCCCTCCATTATTTCCTTGACCAAGAGTTCCTGCTTTGGGACCACGTATATTACCATCACTGTAGCCAGAATTTCCTCCACCAGAACCACCAGTGTTGCCGTTGCCATAATTTGGGAGATATCCATAATAAGAACTACCACCAAATCCACCACCAACAGCGGTTAAATTGTTAAAAGTTGAATTAATTCCATTGGTAGCTGAAATAGTATATTGGTGACCGCCTGGTTGTCCGTTTGTGCTAGCAGCTGGAGCACCATTTCCTCCCGCACCCACTGTTACTGGATATGAACCAGGACCTAAAGAAGTGGAGCCAATAATTACTCCGCCAGCTCCACCGCCACCACCCATATCCATACCACCGCCACCGCCACCAGCAACGATTAAATATTCAATTGAAGTTGTACCTGTAGATATAGCAAAAGTATCATTTGCCAAAAAAGTATGTATTTTATATCCTCCAGCTGTTGTTACAGTACCTCCAGTTGCAGTGAATGAAGATCCTGAAGCTGATACTTTTTCTCCAGCACCTACCCATTTTCCGAAATAAATTTCAAGTATTTGATCAGTTGAATTATATATCATCATGCCAGTTTCTGGCACCATAGCATCTCTTTGTGCTTTAGTAAAAGTAGGGATTTTAAATTTAGATACAGCTTCTATAATACCTACGTTTAATCTAGACATGAAATATCCTCAAAATTATCGTATTGCATTAATAATTATTTATGCTAAGTATCTTACTACAACTATTCCAGAACCACCAGTACCGCCAAAATTATTAGCACTGTAGTGACTACCACCACCACCGCCGCCACCAGTGTTGGCGCCACCATTACCTCCAGGCCTATTGGTTTGTGAATTTGGACTTCCTCCACCACCAGGGGATCCATTATTTAATCCAGAACCGCCAGAAGTAACGTTTACGGCTCCACCGCCGCCGCCACCATTACCACCATTTCCTCCGCCTGCAGAATATCCAGATCCGCCGCCGCCGCCGCCCCAGAAGTAAGAAACACCTAGAATAGAACTTTGCACTCCAACGCCACCAGTTGCTGGGTTGTTTGTTCCAGCAGCTCCAGCACCACCACCGCCGCCAGGATACCAAGCATATATTCCTGACCCTCCATCATTTCCTTGACCAGGAGTTCCTAATCCTCTAATTCCTCCCCCGTATCCACCACCTCCAGATCCTCCACTAGGAAGAGTTCCTCCGCCAGATGCTCCTCCTCCTGATCCACCATTTCCTGCTGGGCTTGTTGATCTATCATGGCAACTAGCACCGCCACCACCACCAATAGCTGTTAAATTATTAAAAGTTGAGGGATTTCCGTTAGTTCCTCTAACTTGTCCTACTCCTGCAGGAGCACCACTGCCTCCTCCACCAACTGTTATTGGATATGTTCCAGATGATAAAGTTGTAGAACCAATAATTACTCCACCAGCTCCACCGCCGCCACCCATATCAGAACCGCCGCCGCCACCACCAGCAACGATTAAATATTCTACCAACCCACTTCCCGTAAGTACAAAAGACCCATTACCTGTAAATGTGTGAACTTTATATAATCCAGCTGTAGTAATAACTCCTCCAGTAGCACTAAGTTTACCTTTGCCTGGATTTATCCACTCAGTTCCATTATAAAATTGAACTTCACTGGCAGTAGAATTAAAAATCATCAATCCCACTTCAAGCGCCAAAGAATTTCTTTGGGTAGTTGTGAGTATAGGAAGTTTTATTCTGTTACTGGCATTTAAAATACCGACATTTAATGTAGACATAAATGACACTCTATTCCGTTAAAATATTTATTAATTATAATTATAATTATAATTTAGCACTCTACGTAGCAATTTACTAATTGAAGTGCGTGACCTTCACCTCCAAGTTGGAAAGATCCAGTTGGAGTACATGAAGATCCACCAGACCACCCTTGCCAAGATCCATGACCTCCCCATGACCAAGTAAATGTTCTATCGCAGTTATTACCATTTCCATAATTTAAAGTATCTGTCCAATATATTCCAGATCCATATGTTATTCGTGCTCCACCAGATAAAAATACTCCATTAAATTGTTGAGCAGTAGCTGAAACGCTAGATCCAGATTGCTGAAAATAAGTCCAACTAAAAGTAGTGCTTTGGGTTCCAACAAATAACCAAGAATCTGCTCCATTTCTTCTATTTGTTATGAATCTCATTCCATTCCACTGATTATTAATTAAACCATTCACAAATGTGTTTGGAAGAACAGCAATTGGTGTATTTGTATCTAATGAAGATGATGTTAAAGCGGAAGTATTTTGTCCGTTAGTATTCCACCAATCAGTAGATTCTCTTCCTCTAGCAACGAGAACATAACCTTTTCCTGCTGGAGCATTTGAAAAATTTGTATACAACTGAATCGGTGACGATGCCCCTGTTGGTTGATACCAGTAATCACCATCAGCACTTATCCCAGCAGCTCTAATTTGAGCTGCGTTTAATGCAGGTGAACTAGCTGATGTTCCTATTTTTCCATCAGTTATGAATGTCCATTTTCCACCCACATAATATTTTAATTGTCCATTGACATAAACAATTTCCCCCATAGTACCGTCACCAGGATCTACGTCATACACAGGTAAAATTAATCCCTTGGTGATATTAATGTTGTTAGATGTTAATTTTGAATTATCCATTAAAATTATTAATTTTTAATTAATCAACGATATTTTGTAATTTGAAAGATTCATATTATCTGACATAAATCTCTACTCTTGCTGATCTATTAAATCCCGTGACACTTTGACAGCAACCAATAAAATCTCCAGCAGAATAATTGACCTGTCCTTGTTGAGTTCCTGTCATACCAATACCACCCGATACATCATCACTT